GCGGGGGGAGTTTCGGCATTAGCTTTTTGCGCTAGCGACGCGCCTGCATCAGTCATAGTCCACGTGTCGTTTTCCAATCTAGCTAGAACAACAACTTTACCGTCGACAACAGCGCGTAGTTTGTTGGCTAAAAATTCGCCACCCAAGTGGTCTTTTAATTGTAGTGGTGTCATAAATTAGTCCCTTAAGGAGGAGGAGGGGGCCGAAGCCCCCTTATAATCACTGTACTTGTGCTACAACAAGCGCTTCAGGCTTAACAACCTTACGGCCATAAACAGCCAAACCACGGACGATATCGCCGAAGTCAGTCTGGTTACGCAAGGGTTCAGTCTTGTCGATTGTAGCCGCGAACGAGATAGCGTGGTTAGTACCAGCAATCATAGTACGACGAGCTTCAGCAGTAGCACTAGCGCCAGTAGCGGGGTCAGAAAGACCTGCAACAAGAGCTTTAGAGGCAGCGCCACGTGGCAACAAGTTAGACACGTAGACATCGAAGCGATCCAACATACCGATCTTGCCAGTACGAACGATGCTTGATTGGTCGCCAGTGAAATAAGCCTGCGCAATGTTTGACTGCATGAGGATTTGACGCTCGTAGGGGCTGATAAGCAACCAACGGCCGTCTTCTGGTACATTCTGCTCGTCTAAAGCTGCTGACATACGCAAAATAGTGTTCAGGAGAGCGGCAGGAGATGCTGTACCGTCGATAGGAGCTGCATCAGTACCGAGGTTGTACGCCGCAGAAAGTGCACCAGCGGTAGCGCCTTCGTTAGAGGCATTCGGGCCTTCAGTAACAAAGCTGTTGAAGAACACTTCGTTTTCGATGGCGATCTTCAGCTGCTTAGCTGCGTCTGAGGTGAACATGTTCATAAGGTCCATGTCTGCCTGATACGCAAGTACGTCGTTTACTTGTACGCCAAAGTACTTACCCTTGTTTACCTGCATGTCTTGGTAAATAGGAGTAGGAACTTCGTAGCTCAAGTTCTGACCAACGGTGTAGTCAGAGATAGTGATTGAAGGCGCTAAGCGGATACGGATGGTATCGCCTTGGTTCTTCAGCTCACCTTCGTAGTCAGTGTTGGTGATTTCTGACAAGATGGTGTTCTGGTAGAACTTCGCCAACAGTTTGCCCGACCATAGGGTGGGGATGAACGCACCGGAGTACGATGGAGTAGTGTCAAAAGCGCCACTACCTGTTACGGGATATACGGTAGCCATTATGGCCTCCTATAAAAACAGATTTGGTTTAAGCTACTACACGCCCTTGCATGTAAGCAGCATCAATTTCAGCTTCAAGTTTTTTAGCCTCGTCTAATCTTCCTGACCCGCCTAACTTCGCAGCTTTCTGGAACATACGACCGATTTCGTTTGTGGTGTATGTCCGTCCTCTCTGTGAGGTTGGTGTGGCGTTACTGGCGTTTCGACTCGGCTGAATCTGACGCTCAAGCTCTTTTGCCTGAGATGATACTTTTGTGGGCTCTTCCGTAGCTACTGAGTCTTTAAATAGACCTACGTAGTATGCAACCGCTTCAGCATCACCAGACTGGTAAGCCTGCAAGGCAATCGTGCGGCGTGGGCCTCTCAAGACTGGGTCTACTTCATCTAGCCAGCTAATCCAACGTGGATCGGAATCCAGTTCTTGGAAATCTGGTACTAGACGATGGAGCCTAGTCTCAAAATTAGACACACTTACTTTGTTTTCTGTAGTCCCCAGCAGCTCGCGCAGCTCAGAATTTTCAGAACGCATAGTTTCGAGTTTTTGCTCGAATTCCGCAGCAACTTCGCGGGCGACCTTACGCTGAACTTCTATAAGGTCCTCGCCAAAGTTTTGCACGTCTTCATCAGTGACCAACTTTTCATACTGCTTTACTTCTACTTCTTTGGCTTTTTCTACTGACTTTTTGAGCGCTTCTAGCTCGTTGGTCAGCGTTTTAACCGTAGAATGAAGATGTGGGACTTCTTTGTCGTACATACCCTGTAGGGTCTTGTACTTCTGTTTCCACACAGCAGCATCTTCGTCGGTCTGCTTAGGCTTCTCTTCCTCTTCAGGTTCTTGCGCAACAACTACTTCCGGTGCTTCGTCTTCCTGCTCTGCATTCTGGATTGGCGGTTGCTTAACAACCTCAGCCGACACGTCGGATACCTCTGACGTATTGTCAACTTCCCCAGAAAGCTGCCTTTCTAACTCTTCTACCTCACGTAATTGTTTTGCTACCTGTCGTGGTAAAGCCATACTAAACTCCTTTAAGCTCCAACTCTGTTCCCCGCTCCTTCTCTGGTGTGCGGTAAACGTAATGGTTTGCTAGGATTGTCAAATGCGTCATAGACGCTCCAATACCCCTCTAGACTGTTCTACAGCTTCGAGGAATTCTCTAAGGACACTCGCCTTACCCTGTAATCGGTACACCATGACTTGGTCGTCGGCTGTCACTAATGAGTTTTTTACCTCATCTAGCTTTGCCTCGAACAGGTCCAATAGCGCCTGATTCTCTGGCAACTTACATTTAGATAATGCTGTAAGTTGTTGTTTTTTGGGCTTATGTCCTATAAACATTGTCATATATACTACTTACTCAGTAGAGGGTCAAGCGTTGTTGGGTCTAGGCGAAACAAAATTACTCTCGCGCCCGCCAACTTGTGAACCATCTGGGAGCATATTCTTTGGCTGCATCTCAGGGCCAGCCATACTGCCCGCTTGTTCCATCTGCCCCGTCATCATAGCTAGCTGCTCTTGTAGCTGCTGAATAACCATAGCTTGCTGCTGTAACTGTGACGCCTTGGGTCGGTCTGGTACGATGCGGTCTGGGTTAGTGTTAAGGTTACGCGCTGCGTCTCTAAGTAGCTCTGAAGCTCCGTCTAGGCCAACAATCTGTTGCGCCATCGGGCTGTTAAGTACGAGTTGTAGGAACTCATTGCGTCGGATAGCTTCTGCTTCTTTAACAACAAGGCTGCTAGCACCGCGAGCACTAATATTAAGATCGCCGATCAAATCTGGGTCATCTGCGTAACGTAAGTTGTCGTGGTACAAGCGTTCCACAGCTGGAACGATAATGTTCTTGTCGATGTTGTTAATGACCTGTTTAATGCCCTTACCAGCGTTAGAAATGAGCATAGAAAGCCCAGAACTCGTCCTGCTAGCGCCCGGCGTGTGACCCCCTGTCATATACTTGGGTATCATTGTGTCTTCGTCAGCGCGTTCTGAGAACTTCTCGAAGACCGCCATTAACTCTTGGGCGTTGCTGTTTGGCTGGAAAAACTGGATTGGTGGTGAGCCGTCGTTGTACTCTGAGCTCTTGAATTGCCAAATCTTCCACGGATGCATATCAGTGATGTCTTCGCCGGTAGGAAGTCGGCTAATGTTGACACCAACTTGCGGACCAGACGATATGCCCATGTTGTTGGCCATAGCGCGTGCTGTAGCGTTAACCATGGCTTGTGAGTCACGACATAAGTCGGCTACACCTTTACCATCTACAGAGCCGGGTTTGGCTTCATAGGAAGTAAGGTAATATGGCTTACGGCCTAATGGGTCGTAGTTTAGCACTGCACGTATAACCGTACGGTTAATCAGCCAAACTTCACAGGGATAACTCAGTGACGCGTCTTCGATCTCGTCTTCTGGAACTCCCCACTCAAGTAACATGCTGCCCGGGATGCTATCCCATAACTGTAGCGCATCGACTAGGTCATCAGTATGTACTGCGTCCGGCAGGTATTTACCTTCTGCCTCTGCCTTGGCGGAGTCGAGCCACAGCCACTCGTTAAGGTGCCCGTTGTTAAACTCAGCCAAAACCGTGCGAATAGCGTCGTCGTTGTAACCCGGAACGCCTAATAAGCTCTGCAAATCATCGGGTGTCATACGATGGCGTTCAATTACGTAGCCGTCGTTAATATTCCATGCCCAAGGTGCCCAATAGACATTAAACGGATCAATCCGTTCCCACTCGTTGCGGATAACTGTTTGTGGCTCCAACATGCCGTTGTTCCAAGCCATAACTTTGCGTCGGCGCTTTATCGGCCCTTTCATAACCGCGTATGGGAAGGTAACAATGTCGTCGATAAACTCGTTAAACGCTTGGTACCAGCCACCTTCAAGCAACTGGTCTTCCATCCGCTTTTCCATACGATCAACGCGCTGCTCAGCCTCTTCTCTTGCTAAGTTCATCGCCTCGTCTTTCATGCTCAAGGCAATCTGGCGGAGCTGCTCTTCGGACGGCATCTGTCCTGTAGACTCCATAGCCTGCATGATCTCTTGCGAGAGCTGCGCTTTCATGCCTTCCATAATCTCAGGTGGTAGCTGCGGCTCGGGAGTCGCCTCGATCGCCCAAGACTTATCTGCGCCAGTGCCGAGTAGCGTATCACGCAACCAACTAGTAGCAGCGCGACACTTAACAGAAGTAAGTTGGATAAAAATATCAGAGCTGTTCTGGTTGCGGATGTCTGATAGCACGTCTGGATCATACTCACCATTGCGCTGTCTAACACACTGCAACATGCGTTCTTCTAAATCTTGCTTGGCGTTTTTAGCGATTTCCCAGCGCTTGCGTACATGCGCCGCAAGCTCTACTATATAAGTCTGTTGCTGTAGCTCGTCACTGCGCCGCTTGGCTTGTTTTTCCAAGTCGGCGGCACTTGCTACTGGAACAAGGGCCATTCCGCCAATGTCAGCCATGTTTAATTCTCCGACGCACAGTGTCTATACGCGATTGTATCACTTGTGCTTATGTTATCAAGTATACACATATTTAACCCTCTTGACTTCCTTGCGATGCACTGAAGCCGCTGACCCTCTAAACTGAAGGTCAATAATGCTGTCGGCGTACTGGTTAGCGTCGTGGATGTGGGAATACTCGTTCTTATCCGGCTTATCCTCAAGCTCCCCGTTGCGCTTCTTCTTGTACCGGTAGCCGTGGCGAAAACCCCGTAACAACATCGTACACCGTGGGTCTATCAGGTACATCGCCTTACCTTCTAACTGCTGACTAAGTAACCGCTCCACAGCCTGTATGCGATAGTCTGGCTTGTTACTTGGCGGCTTAACGCACGTAAACCCAGCGTTGCGCAACGCGTCTACTAGCGTCAGCTCGTTAAGTTGTTGTTTCATAAACCCAGCGGGGTCAGGCGCGCAAACCATCTCATACCCCGGGTAGTAGTTCGCTATGTGGGGCACTAGCATCGTCCGAATAAACGTCTCAATACCCATGTTCTCACTAGTCAACTCCCCAAGCGTCAGTACCCGCCCGCGCGGGTCTCGCTGCTTAAAGATAGCGCAAGGCGTCCGCCCAAAGTCGATGCCTACGATGATGGGGTAGTCAGGCAGTGGTATGGGACTTAGCTCTTCTTGCGCTACGTGGAATTCCTCAACAAAACTCCGCCCGTACACCGGCGTACCAGCCAGAGACCTACCAAACTTGTTGTGGATATAGACATCAATCCAGTCCTCGGTCTTACCCTCGGCCAAGTTCTCGTAGTATCCCTCAACAAGATATTGCAGCCAGTCTGCCTCATCGCTAAGCGCACTGGGTTGTTTGTATATCCGCGCATTATCCGGCGGATTGGTCATGTAATCTTCCCAGAACGTATCTGAGTCCGGCGCGTTAGTCGCCCCAAAAATGTGGTGATTAGGTCGCCCATCATCTCTAACACACCCGCCGTTAGCCACGCTGGGGTATCGCCCAACACGACCTTGTAGTGCGTTAAAAATGTCTGGGTGAATTTCTCGATACTCGTCAAGAACACCGAACGAACACTCTAGTGACAATAAACGTCTAACGTCATTGGCATCATCTAACCCACGAAACAGAACCTCGCACTCTACGTCGTCAAACCGCAAGTAGAACCGCTTGTCAGTCCGCGCGTAACTACCCGCAGTGCCCTCTGGGAACCACGTCATAAACGTTGGAATGGTCGCATCGGTCAACATCTGGTTGGTGTTACGCACAACGACTGCTCTTGAACGCCGAATGCCGTCCTTCCCAGCGCGCATTTTCTTCGCATGGTAGGCAATTTTAATCATCGCTGCGGACGATTTACCGGAACCCACAGGGCCTGAAATGAGGCTAATAAACGCTTCGCAGATCAAAAACGGTGATATTGATGGGGGTGGTGCGTACTCCATGACGTTACTCATAAACATCGTCCCCTGCGTACTCATAATCAGCCTCTTCCTCGAACAAATCGGCCAATAAATCCTTCGCTTCTTGTGTTATTTGGGGTGTTTGTGGCGTATATAGGGTCTCATCGTCGGTAATTTCTGCATATTCTCCATCAATAGCGTCTGATTCGCTCTTCTCTGGCGCTGGTTGGTTGCTTGGCTTAATCTCAATCGTTGTTGTGGTCGATTCATTACTACTCGCATCTGGCAAAACGATATTTATCGAAAAGCCTGCGCCTGAGCCTACTGCAACGTCTGTTTTTGGCTCTAATCTTGCCCATTTGACAAGATTTTCCATCACTTTGGCACGTACTGGGGCCGGAATGTCGACGTCCCTCGCCATATGGTAAAAACTAGGTAGCAGGTCTTCAGCTAAGACACGGCATTTCGCCTCGAATGAAAATCCTGAGTCGGTTAATTCTTGGCTATAGTTGCTTAGATAGGTCTGGAAGGTAGGGTTTTTGGCGATTTCTGTGTATTCGGCCTGCGTTAATCCCTCACTCTTTAAAACTTCAGCGATAGGGAGCGCGGCTCCTACTTCATTTCTTGCTACTGATAGCGCTAGTGACTGTAAAAACAAGTCTGCTCTAACGGCGTTCTGCATATAGCTACGGCCCGTAATTGATTTCGCGTGAGTGTAGCGTGGGTCGACGCATATTGGAAGCGCGTTTTTAGTCTGGGTGGTATTAAAATATCAACTTGTTGTACGTTCGTGGTAATTGAAAAAATAGGAAATTTTATGCGGGGTACGGATATATGGG